CCGTTTGAGTATCAAAAGAAACTTATAGATACTTATCATAATTATAGATTCTCTATCAGCCTAATGCCAAGACAAACGGGCAAATCAACTAGTGCCGCAGGCTACTTGTTATGGTATGCTATGTTTGTTCCGGATGCAACTATTTTGATTGCGGCTCACAAATATACTGGTGCACAGGAAATTATGCAACGTATACGTTATGCTTACGAACTGTGCCCTAATCATATTCGAGCAGGCGTAACCAGCTACAACAAAGGTAGTATAGAATTTGAAAACGGGTCACGTATTGTAAGTCAAACAACAACCGAAACAACAGGTCGTGGTATGTCTATATCACTACTATACTGTGACGAGTTTGCATTCGTAAGACCTACTATTGCCAAAGAGTTCTGGACTTCAATATCACCTACACTAAGCACTGGTGGTAAGGCCATTATTACATCAACTCCTAACTCGGACGAAGATCAGTTTGCCATCATTTGGAAACAAGCCAACAAAAACATTGACGAGTTTGGCAACGAAACAGCACTAGGTACCAATGGCTTCCGCCCATACAAAGCACACTGGAGTGAACACCCAGACCGTGACGAGCAATGGAAAGCAGAAGAAATGGGACGTATTGGCGAAGAACGATTCCGTCGAGAACACGAGTGCGAGTTCTTGATCTATGATGAAACACTAATTAACGCTATTACTCTACTAGAGCTTGCACCCATTGAGCCAATTGAGCGACAAGGTCAAGTACGTTGGTTTAAACGACCACAGGCAGGCAACACTTACCTTGTTGCATTAGACCCAAGTTTGGGCACAGGTGGTGACCCATCGGCTATACAGGTGTTTGAGCTACCTAGCATGATGCAGATAGCAGAGTGGCAACACAACAAAACCCCTGTACAAAAACAAGTTTATATCCTAAAAGAAATCTGTAACCACATTTACGAACAAACAGGTAGCGAAACTGACATATACTATAGTGTAGAAAACAACACATTAGGTGAAGCCGCTCTTGTGACTATTCAAGAAATTGGCGAGGAAAACATACGTGGCACATTCTTAAGTGAGCCAAAACGTGCAGGTGTTGCTCGTGGATTCCGCAAAGGATTTAACACCACAAACAAGAGCAAAATTGCCGCTTGTGCTAAACTAAAGTCTTGGGTAGAAACTCGTAAGATGCACTTAGCAAGTAAAAACTTGTTAGGAGAACTAAAAACGTTTGTGGCACAAGGTATGAGTTTTGCGGCCAAACCCGGGGAAACAGACGACTTGGTTATGGCTCTTATATTAATAGTACGCATGGCACAGGTAGTAAAGGGCTTTGATGCTAACTTAGATGAACAGTTAAGGGACGCAGATGACGAGTTTATTGAACCCATGCCGTTCATAATGATATAAGCTAAATATACAATATAGGTTATTATCATGCGTGAAATTGACAAAATTGCAAGTAGTTTATTTGAAAAGATTCGTAGCCGATTTGAGCACGTAAACGTCGGTGACGAAAATGCCAAGAGCACACAAGACCCAGAAAAAGCACGGTTCTTTAACTTTGATTATGTAGCAAAGGACGGGGTAAACTTTGGTAATGTTACTGTAAGTTTAATTGACAATGAAAGTCTAAAAGTATACTTTGGCAAAAATATCAGCCAAGACATGGAAGAAATGCACCAAGACGCTTGGTTTGCTTTTTTACGTGGACTTAGACAATTTGCAAAACGCAACATGTTAAAGTTTGATACTCGTGATATTGCACGTAGTACTTTACAATTAAAAGATATCAAGCAACAGAGCAAATCAGATTCAACGCTAGATGCTACTGATGTAAAAGTAACAGAAAGTAAACTATACGGAACAAGTCGTAGCAGTTACCAAGAGTGTGGTCCAACCAAAATTATTGTTCGTCACAGTAAAAATGTTGATGAAGAAGTGCGTGGATCACGTTCACGTAATATCGAAAGCGTTTTTGTTGAAACGCATTTAGGTGAGCGTCGCCTACTACCTTTTACAAATTTACATGGTGCTAGAGCTATGGCACGCCATATGAGCGAAGGTGGCATCTTAGATGACGAGATTGGCGAAAGCATTTGCCACATGGTAGGGGAAATGGCAGCAATGAGTCATTTTGTTCGTGAAGCCAAACGTCGTCAATTTGAAGATAGCGAAACAGCAGATATGGCCCAGAGTGCGGTAAAGCATTATGGCGAACTTAAGAATAAATTAAAACATTTAGGTGGGCGTAGAGGATACAATCACTATAAAGAAACATTCATGCCAGAAACAGATATCGAAGAACAAATTGATGTTGATGCATTGCGTGAACGTTTTGTTAAAAAGGTATATGATGATCGATTCACAGAAGCGTTACCATATGTGTACCGTGCTTATAAACAACAGCAAGCTATGAAAGAATCAGACCTAGCCAAACAGTTCGAAGCATGGGCCGATGACATCACAGAAGGCACCTGGGCTATTCCAGATTCCGATGATGTGATTGCTAATCTTGATGATATAATGTCTGCACCACTTGAAGTTGGTATGGATGGTAGTAACGCTATTGGAGCATTGTACGACATCATCGGCGATGATCAATTATTTGATAATATTGCCGAATTGGCCGATACCGAAGGCGACAAAGCCGATGCTCGTCCATTGGTACTAGATTGGTTGACTCAAAATAATCCAGAATTGGCCGCTAAGTATCAAACTGCTATGCAACCACAACAAGTGGCGCCAAACCAAACTGTGGCGGCCACTACAGCCGAACCAAGTGCGCCAAGAGGACAGATACCTTCGGAAAGCACAGACGGATTGGACTTCTTACGTAGTCTAGCTGGCATACGCAAGTAAAATAAACTACTTTGTCCAAAAGGCACATTTTTGTGCCTTTTCTTTTGACTTGTATAAATATATTAGCGTATACTACGGTATGTGCATTAAGACCAACTTAAATTATCATGGCACATTTTATAAAGGAAAAACATCATGGCAATGACATTAGCAGAAATTCGTGCAAAACTTCAAGCAACAGAAAACCGCGGACAAGGCGGTAACAGACCACAAGGCGACAATGCAATTTACGCTCACTGGAACATTCCAGAGGGTAGCACAGCTCGCGTAAGATTCCTTCCCGACGCAAACGACAAGAACAACTTTTTCTGGGTTGAACGAGCAATGATCAAATTACCATTTGCTGGTATTAAAGGTCAAGCAGATTCGAAACCTGTAGAAGTACAAGTTCCTTGTGTGGAAATGTGGGGAGAAGCTTGTCCTATTCTTGCAGAAGTACGCACATGGTTTAAAGATCCAAACCTAGAAGACATGGGTCGTAAATACTGGAAGAAACGCAGTTACTTGTTCCAAGGCTTTGTTCGTGAAAACGCACTGCCAGACGACAAGGCTCCAGAAAATCCAATTCGTAGATTTGTGATCAGTCCACAGATCTTCAACTTAATCAAGAACGCATTGATGGATCCAGAAATGGAAAATCTACCAACTGACTATGCGGCAGGACTTGATTTCAGCATTAAGAAAACCAGCAAAGGTGGTTATGCAGACTACAGTACCAGCACATGGTCACGTAAAGAAACTTCATTAACTGAAGCAGAAGCGGCAGCTATTGAAAGTTTTGGTTTACATAACTTAGCAGACTTCTTGCCTAAGAGACCTGGCGAAGTTGAATTAAAAGTTATTAAAGAAATGTTTGAGGCAAGCGTAGATGGACAACCATACGATGCAGATCGTTGGGGCCAATACTTCAAACCAGCAGGCTTTAAAGCTGAATCTGCAGGTAACGATGATGCAGGTACAACTGCTCCGGCACCAGTAGCACAAGCTCGTCCAGCTCCTGCTCCAGCTCCTGTAGCTGAAGATACTGCTCCGTTTGATGTTGATGAGCCATCTGCTCCAGCACCAACAGCACCAGTATCTGCTCCGGCAGCAGGTGCATCAAGCAAACGTGCCGAAGACATTCTAGCAATGATTCGCAACCGTCAAAAGTAATGCTTGTGTCGAGGGGTGGTGACGGCCCCTCTCTTTTATTCAACTAAGGAATTCGATATGGCAATTACAAAACCATTTGATGTAAGTAAATTTAGAAAGTCCATCACTAAAAGTATTGATGGCATTAGCGTTGGCTTCCGTGACCCAGACACATGGATTTCAACAAACAATTACGCACTTAACTATTTGATCAGCGGTGACTTCCATAAGGGTATTCCTATGGGCAAGGTTACAGTATTTGCCGGTGAGTCAGGTGCAGGTAAATCGTTTATTTGTTCTGGTAACATTGTTAAAAATGCACAGGAACAAGGCATCTACGTTATTCTAGTAGATACAGAAAACGCACTAGACGAAGCTTGGTTACATGCTCTTGGTGTAGACACAACTGAAGACAAATTGCTCAAACTCAACGTAGCAATGATCGATGACGTTGCTAAACTAATCAACGACTTTGTAAAAGAATACAAAACACTACCAGAAGATCAGCGTCCTAAAGTATTGTTTGTACTTGACTCCCTGGGCATGATGCTAACACCTACAGACGTTAACCAGTTTGAAGCAGGTGACTTAAAAGGTGATATGGGTCGTAAGCCTAAAGCACTAACAGCACTTGTTCGTAACTGTGTTAATATGTTCGGTGATTTAAACATTGGATTAGTATGTACTAACCACACATACGCATCGCAAGACATGTTTGATCCAGATGACAAGATCTCCGGTGGTCAAGGCTTTATCTACGCTAGCTCTATTGTAGTTGCTATGCGTAAGCTCAAGCTCAAAGAAGATGAAGATGGCAACAAGATTTCGGAAGTCAAGGGTATTCGTGCTAGTTGTAAGATTATGAAGACACGTTATGCCAAGCCGTTTGAATCAGTACAAGTTAAAATCCCGTACGAGCAAGGTATGAATCCTTACTCTGGTTTAGTGGATATGATTGAAGCCAAAGGTTTGTTGCAGAAAGAAGGCAACAGTCTTAAATATACTCTAGCAGATGGTACTGTTATTAAACAGTTCCGCAAGGCGTGGGAACGCAACGAAGACAGCTCACTTGATAAAGTAATGGCTGACTTTAGTGCAAATCCGCATCGCCATACTGCAACAGTAGAGGCAGAGCCAGAAACGGAAACCGCAGAATGACAATCGATGTTGAAGTATTAAGCGAACTATATACAATCATGAAACAATACGTTCCTGCCAAGGATAGGCAGGAATGTGCTGATAATTTGATGAGCGTTATGGTAGATATGCTTGGTGATAAAGAGCTTAAAGAATTTGGCACAACTGATGCTACTCTTAAACGTGCATTAACAGAGTACATGGGCGACCAAGAAGAAGAAGCTTACGACGACGAAGAAGATTACGACTACTAATGTGGTATAACAAAATTGTAGCTGACCTTGGTGAGATACCGGGCTTTATTGACTATTACGAAAATGAATTGCAAGTAGCTAGAAGCGAAATTAAAATTCAAGGTAATGTTGAAAAAGCCCTGTCTAACTTGCCGGGTATGACCGAGCAACGCTTTAATCAATTGCAAGAGATTGAAGCGGTGCTTGAGTTTCTTAACATACAGTTACGAAAAATTCGACGAAAACACTTTCAAAAGTATCTCGAAGCTTATGCAAGAGCACTAAGTAGTAGAGATGCCGAGAAATATGTCGAAGGCGAAGATGAAGTAATCGACTTTGAAACAATTATCAACGAAGTAGCACTATTACGCAACAAATGGTTGGGCGTAATGAAAGGCATAGAGTCTAAAAACTTTATGCTAGGCCACGTGGTTAGATTGAGAACTGCCGGCATGGAAGATGTGGTGGTATAATGGATTGGAAGCTATACGCTGAACAATTACTTGAGCAATTTAATCAATGCATGTATGCTAAACCCAAGCACGATGCAGTGGACATTCAACTTGAAAAAGATTCGGTAGGCAAATTTGCCTACCATCTAGCTACGCAACGTAGCTGGGGTACAGAAAATGAAATAGCAGAAGCCTGTTATCAACTTGAGCCTCGATTAAAAAAATTACAAGAAAAATTAATATTTGAGATATTAAAAGATGGATCAGTTTAAAAACCCTTACGACAGTCACGAACACAGTTTGCAAATATTGGAACTGCTGTATGGCTATGACACCTTTTTAGATAGTATTGAAGTAATATGCGATATGGGCTGTGGGGCAGGATTGGATACAGAATGGTGGGCCACACTAGAAACACGTGATGATCCTCCACAACCTCGTAACTATACAGTCTACGCAGTTGATCAAAATGTTTCCCAAATTGAACAACATGTTAAAGATTTACCTAACGTAACAGTTCTTGAAGGCGATTTTGAAAAACGCATCTTGCCTAGAAAGATTGATCTAATGTGGGCACACGATGTTTTTCAGTATGCTATAAATCCAATGGAGACATTACGTAATTGGAATTTGGAACTTAATACCAACGGCATGTTGGTCATGAGCTTGCCACAATCAATGACCTATATGTACAATCGTTTGAATTTTAGAACAATGAATTACAATTACTTTAATTATAATATTTGTAATTTGATTTACATGCTGGCCGTTAATGGGTTTGATTGTAACGATGCATACTTTTACAAAAACGTAAATAACAATTGGATTCATTTGGCAGTCTACAAGAGCTTTGATCCGATGGATCCAAAGACAACCAATCTATATCACTTGGCCGACAAAGGATTGCTACATCCTAGTGTAGTCGCTAGTTTAAATAGATATGGATATATCAGACAAGAGGATATTATATATCCTTGGTTAGATAAAGATTTTTATTTGGTAAGAACATGAAGATAGTAGTTATCACCGGTGGATTTGATCCTGTACACAGCGGGCATATTGCCTATATTAAAGAAGCGGCAAAACTAGGAGACCAGTTAGTAGTTGGTCTAAACAGTGACGAATGGCTGCAACGTAAAAAAGGGGCGGCCTTTATGCCCTGGCAAGAACGTGCGGCTGTTCTCAATGCAATTTCTGAAGTCAGCAGAGTTGAGCACTTCAATGACAGCGACGGCAGTGCTTGCGATCTATTAGAAATATTAAAACGTCAATACTCCTATGCAGAAATTATATTTGCTAATGGTGGTGATCGCACAGATCAAAACATTCCAGAGATGAATGTTAAAGGAGTTAAGTTTGTATTTGGTGTAGGCGGCTTTAATAAAGCCAATTCCAGCTCATGGATACTAGCTGAATGGAAAGCACCTAAAACTGAACGCTCTTGGGGCTACTATCGTGTGCTACACGAACATCCTGGCACAAAAGTAAAAGAGCTTACTATTGAGCCCGGTCAACAAATTAGCCTTCAGCGACATCAGAAACGCAGTGAATTATGGCATGTAAGTGAAGGTAAATGCTTTGTTCAAGGCTTTATGGACAACGGTTATGCATTGCCCGCTAAAGAACTTAACAAACACGATTTTTATTTTGTACCTGTGGGTGAGTGGCACCAAATCAAAAACCCGTTTGATGTACCCTGCAAAATTGTAGAAATACAGTACGGCTCTAGCTGTGTAGAAGAAGATATCGAGCGTAGATAAATACTCGTATGCGTAATTTAATTGATATTGTTTCTCTAACAGAAGCCCCACTTGACAACACCAACAGTCGAGAATTAGAAGCTTTTAAAACTACTATTGCTAGTCGTATCAAGCAATTGCCGCCCGACGATGCAACTGTAAAAGCCCTTAAAGAAATCGAGGACTTGCTAAAGCACGTTCATGCTGGTGGTAAAATGGGTATTATCAATGGTGAGTTACAGCGTATTGAAGATCCTACAGTTACAGCCGCACAAAAACTATTAGCACGTTATATCATGAGTTTGGACATGACTCCTGAACAGCGTGACGAATTGTTTACGCTATGGCGTACTGACAAGTTAGTTAATCGTAAAAAGTTATTAACTCCGGGCAAACACTCTTTCCCAGACATTATTACCAAGTATAACGAAAATCCAGTTATTAAAGAATTGGTCGACGAACTAATGCACATGGCCACATTAGGCCAGGGCAAAGGCGAGTTTGGACTAAGTGTATTGAGTAAGAACATCAACAAGCCTGAAGGTAAAGGCGACTTGTTAATTGACGGTAAAAAGATTGAAGCTAAAACCACAGACGGTGGAGCAGGCCGTTTTACTGACCAAGAAGTTCGCCCAGGCGAAGGTTTTGAAGTTGCGGCTCGTGCATTAAACGCATTTGTGCAATCACAGGGTTTTAGCGTTCCTAAAAGTGGTTTAAGTTTAGCCATGGCCGCCGAACTATCTACACAAATAGAAAAGAAAGAACAAAGTCAGTATTTCAAACTAGTTGAAAAAGTTATTAAAATTATTTTCAACAACACACAGCCAACCACAGCAATTATGCAGGCCATTAAAAATGGCAATGGCGGTGCGGCATTACAAGAATATGCCAAAGCCAACTTTGACTACTACATGAGCATGAAGGACGACGAAGGTGTTCTTTATATCAGTTTGGTTAAAGATCCTATTGTAACAATTTTCTTCCGTAACGCAGACGAACTTGCTAAGAGCAGTTTGCGTTTCCATGCAGGTACAGTTTACATTACAAGTATTGCTGATGTACGCTTACCATACCCACAAATTGAAATCGTGGATACCACATTCGGTGCTAATGCTCGTGCCAAAGCAGAAAAAACTGCGGCCAAGTTGGCCAAGCAAGCCGAAAAATCTCAAATCAAAGCTCCAACAGCACCAGTTAAGGGCATACGTCCAAAAGGTGTTGCAACAGCCAGTCCTGCTAAATCTACCAAAGGCATAGGTAGAGAACGCAGGTAATGCTTGACATATAATTCCCTTTAACATATAATACAGATTAGGGCCTCTAGCTCATGTTGGTTAGAGCAGTGGACTCATAATCCATTGGTGCCGTGTTCGACTCACGGGAGGCCCACCATTCTCTGGCGATAGTTCAACGGATAGAACAGTAGCCTTCTAAGCTATTAATCCAGGTTCGATTCCTGGTCGCCGGACCATAATTTCTTAA